GAATATCTTTCCATTAGGGTATGTTCCCGCCAGCGCAATTCCGTTGCCCAAATAGGCAAGAGAATAGATATGGGTTTCCGCCGCCTGTTGTCCAAGGTCTGTCCAAGTAGCCCCATAATCCGTAGAGCGGAATATCTTTCCATGCCCGCCTGTTCCCGCCAGCGCAATTCCGTTGCCCAAATAGGCAAGAGAAAGGATATAGGTTTCCGCCGCCTGTTGTCCAAGATTCGTCCAAGGATAACGCCCAAGATCTTCGGTCAATCCCATCAATGCACCAAAAACACCTGGATAATAATTTTCGGCCATAGCCGAAATATTAATTCCCTTGGATTCGATAATTTTGGTGATATGTAAGTGATCAAATATTGGCCCATCCGTATCTTTTAAGTTATTTATGTTGGCTTTTTGTGCCGCATGAATATGATCTCTTCTTGAGGCATATAAGGAGATTCCATCTGCGGCCGTACCTATTTCAACCGGATCGCCCTCCGCGTCATTGAATGAATATACGGAACTTTTTAGATTTCCAAGTTGATCGAATACTCCATCAAGAGTCCATGTATCTCCAACCGCAAGAGTCCCTTTCCAGATTTGTCTTGTCCCTCCCGACGAAACATATCTAATCGTAACGACTACGGCCGCCGTGTCCCTATTCTGTATTGTTATCGCTTTAATAATCCTTTGAGTGCTCGCCCCAGGGGAGGCAACCAAAGTAACTGGCGTAGTCCCGTTCAAAACCCCATCATTCGAGCCCTCAAGAAAAGAAGAAGTTGTAGCATCGGCATAATGAGCCGTAAAATCAGGATTTGTGGTAGCAGCCGCACCCGCCATGATGGCCGTTATGCTTTTAGTCGTTGCGTCAAGAATTAATATTTTCATAATAGCCAACTCCTTTGTTTAGACTCAATTATTGATGCGGTCAATCCGGCAATGGCGGCCTGATTCAGCGTCGCCCAGGCCGGTATAGCGCCCGTAACGCCAGCGAGATATTCTCCCGTTGCCCCTACCGCCGCGAGTTCGCCGATAGTATTCGCCGCCATAGCCACCGGCAACCGGAAGGCCGTCGCCGAGTTAGGCAGAATCAGCGTTGACCAAAGGGGAGCCGCGCCGACCCCGCCGCTCCGGAGATAGGAACCTACGGCAACGTCGGCGAGGGCCGCTAGGTTAGTCGTGGCCGAAGCATAGAGAATATCTCCTATGGCCAGGGCAGCTATATGAACTCCATCCACTAGATCAACGTTGAGATTCGTGCATTTAGTTGTGGACGTGACATTGAGAGGCATCGTCCCTATCGCTAAAGATGAGACGATCTGGCCTATGACCGTGATCACCCCGGCGGTAGAGATTTGAAGAATAGCTGCCGACCAGGATGCTCCATCGTGATGATGGATTTTTAGAGCATAAGTCTCAGCCAAATCCCTAATTGACAGACACCAGGTTTTATCGCCGCCTTCGTTTCGTAAATAAAAACAGGCATATCCACCCGTAGAATTCGTGCCTACCAAAGCTAGTGCTGCATTCGTAGCATTTGCGATTGTAAATTGCGCTGCTACCGGATCGGTCATCGGCGACGTGCCGCCGAGAACTATGGCCGTCGCACTTGCCCGATATAGAGGACTGTCTGCCACGGCACCTGCGGCAGTAGCGTAAGGCATATAACCCGCCGCAAGCGCAACATTCGAGGCGAGTTGGCCCGCCGCGTTCGTGACAACGAGCCTCGAGGCCGTCAGAGCTACGCCACCGCTGACAACTGCCCGGACATCGTTCAATCGTAGTTTTAGCTCAGCAATCTGGCCCCGAATTTTGCTGAGATCGTCTTGAACACTCATAGCAGAGTGATTCCCCTGGTCAAGACCTTGAAGTCAATCGTCCACTCCCTCAGCTCTTTCGCGTCTGGATTATAGATAATCCTTCGAGCTGACGGCGACCCCATCACCTTGACCATGTAGACATGCGGCAGATGATGATCTGGAATGAGGACAAACCGTCCGGCCGGTCCTCCGATCGCCGTCAGGAAAGTCTCGAAGGCGTCCAGGACGGCCGGGTCGTTGAGATTCGAGAATTTAATTTTGAGAATTTTCGACTCCGAGTAATAGGCATCCCAATCCTGGCCGTACTGCGTCACCTGCTCCGAGGCGTAAAACTGGGATCCATCATCCCGGCCCGGCTGGATATGGGCGGTCGGGAAGTTGCCGAGCGCACCCAGCCAAAGCTCTCCGATCCTGGGAAAGACCGTGTTTGCCCCATCCTCCACGTTGAGATGCCACCAGCGGTGCGTGTGGTCAAACCGGCCGTAAAGGTCATAAAGACGGTATGTGAGGGGGATGCTGTGCAGCCAGGGACCCGTCAAATTATTCACAGGATGAGCGTCAGGGTCCGGCACGTGGAGAATAAGCGAGAGACCGGCCGAAACAACGGGGTCTTTGAAATTATGATTGAATATCCCGCAGAACTGCACCTGCGCCGGACCATCCAGGTCGACGGTAATCCACTGACTCGTCTTGGCTGTAAAATAGAACGGCTTCGAAGGCCGCCCGTCATACAGATTTTCCATAACGTACAGGGTGTTCTCGCTTGATACGTCGTGAAGGGTCACGGCATTTATCAGATTCGTCGTCGAATAGTATAGCATCTTAAACTCCGAACGCTTCCATCATTTGACGTTTATTAATATTCGCCTTCAACATGGCGATAAGCTCCGGACCGATCTTTTCCCGGACGATTTTTCTCACGGAATTTCCATCTATGGCGTCGATATAAAAGGACGGATTGAAGTTCAGCGTAACGCTCTTCCCGCCTTCACTCCTGACGGCGTTTATAATATTCGCAGCCGGCGCCGTGATCTCCGGCTCGCTCGGCGTTCCGTGGGTCATGATCAACTCGGTTTGCGTGGAAACATGGCCGGCCTGGGCTCCGCCGATTCCTTCAATGGCCGTAATAATACCTGATACCCCATCATTTATTTGACTCAATTTCTCCCATATAGTCGTATTCAAAATGTTTGCAAGATTGTCTATCTTGACGCAGACGTCGGTCATGATCCCGCCTAGTTGCGACTGGATCCCCCAGATAATATCGTTCATCTGGTTATCTCTAATGTCGATCTGCAGAACATTCAAAAGCCCCTCGGTTGATATCTGGATTTTTTTGATATTAGCTTCCGCGGAACTGGCCATCCCGCCGCCTCCGAAGAGGGCCTTAACGGCCGAGAACCCCGCAAATATGGCTATCGCTATAGCCCCGACAATTATAAGAGCCGGAGCAGCCGCAGCGAGAGTGGTGGCCGCAGTAGCGATCGCCGTGGCCAGAACGGTGATGGCCGAGGCGATCCCGGTCGCGATGGCGGTTATTCCCGTCCCAACGGCTGTCGCAATCGCCGTGATAGCTGTCCCAATTCCCGTCCCTATATTCGCGATTAGACCGCCGATCCCACTCAAAGAGGTACTTACTCCCCCCAAAGCGGTTTCCGATGTCTTGCCAGCGTCTATAATATTCTTCCCCATGTCGGTTGCACTTTTCCCGACGTCCGAAAAGAGATCCGTGAGAAGTTTCTTGAACTCTTTCACAAGGGCTGAGCCGATCATCTGGCTTATAACTTGGAAAAAAGTCTCCCTCGCAGTTTTCCATGCCCTGTTCCAAAGCGTTACGATCGACATCGGCTTGCCTTCTACTATGCTGTCTACAAACTGTCCCATCAGGTCTCCCCATTTCGAGCCGACCTGATTGAAAAAACCGTCCCACTCCGTGCTCATCGTCTCAGTCGCAGTGGTCGTTTCGGTTGTCACCCCTCTAATATCCCCCTGAACTTTCTGCATCCCCTTTGCGTAGTCTTGGGCACTAATATCGCCCTTGTCAAAAGCTGTTTTCAGGTCTGCCTGTTCTCGTATGAGCTCCCTAGTCCTATCTATCGTTTGGCGAATTGTAAGGATGCCTAATTTCTCTAAAGTCTGCTGATATTTATAGGCAAACGTATTAACATCGGCAAAAGCTGGGGCGGCCAATTTTATAACGCCGTTCAGATCCCGGGCCGGAGGAAGGAGTCCGGTTACCTGTTGCTTTGTCCCCTTGAGATCCTCATTGACCTGTCGGACGCCGATGTCATACTCCTTCTGCGTGATCTTGTGGTCTCTCAAGAGATCGTCCAGTCTCTTGAGATGGCCCTTTGCCTCGGACCAAGCCTTGGCCTGATTGTCTATCGTCACAATTCCTGTCGATGCAATCCAAGTCGCCCAATCCTCCTCCGCCTTGGCCGCGGCCTCGGTCTCTGCCTCCATCTCCCCCATCGTTTTTTTGTGGACTTCACCGACTGTTTTTACTGCGGTGAGATTCTTATCCCATCCCACGACCATAGCGTCCAACGTCGCGGATCCAGTCGTGCCGTGTTCTTTATACTGAGCGATGAGAATGGCCTGGGCGTCGCTGATGTTCGTGATGCTTTTTCCCACCAAGTCGGAGGCTACGGCAAGGGCCTCAGCTCTGACCTTTGCAGCCTCGAAATGTCCCGGCAGCAATTCGATGGGACTGCCTTCGCCTCTTTTCTTATAGAGTTTGTCGAAGAGCCTGCCGATCGCCTCGTCCACACCGGGGATTTCCCGAAGAAGTGTACCTATGCCCCAACCAATAAAAGCAGCCACACCAACAGCTGGGATCTTCTTGAGAATACCAGAGATGCCCGCCTCGCCCAGGCTTGCGCCTAGTCCCGTGAATTGGCTGATGAGTTTTGAGCCGATATCTAGGCCCTTCATCGCTTGAAAACCGGCCACAATCTTCGGCAGTATCAAAAGCATCGGCCCCATGACCGACATGATAACTCCGAGGGCGCCTGCCGTCTTAACGATGGCATCTGTCAATCCCGGATGCGCCGCCATCCATGCTGTTATTTTTCCGACCACGGCAGTAATTTTGTCAACCATGGATGTAAGAGCTGGCATCATCGACCCAACGAGATGTTCAGTCGACGCCTTGAGGGCTAACTTAAGCGTCGTGACCCTGTCTCCGAAATTATCCGCGCCCTCGGCCGCCTCTTTGGTCATGACAAGCCCGAGTTTTTTCGCCTCCTCCATCTGCTCCCGGATTGCCTTAGAGCCTGTATTTAACATCGGGATTAAATCCAGACCTGATTTTCCAAATATTTTCATAGCCATCTCAGACTTTTCGGCGCCATCAGGCATTTCCTTAAATCTATCTGCCACATCCAGCATGACGTCGTTCATGTCTCGCAGAACGCCATGCGAATCTCTCGTCTCAATCCCCAAATATTTGAACATTTGGGCCGCTTTGCTTCCCTTGTCATCGGCCTCCATCATGTTCATAGAGAGGCGCTTCATGCCCGTAGCAATACCTTCAAGCGATGTTTCGTTTGTCTCTGCAGCCAGGCGAAGCGCCGAAAGGGTCTCTACAGACACACCTGTTTGCTTTGAGAGTTTTGACAGAGATTCGCCGGTATCTACGACCTTGAATATCATCGCCCCCAACGAGGCGACGACGGCCCCGCCCACAGCCGTCATCGCCGTACCGATGCCCTTTATGGTAGCGCTGTGTTTTTGGATGGCGCCGGCCAGGCCCGCCGCTTCACCCTGTGCTTCCTTGGCCGAGGCAGAGAACCCCGACTTGTCCAGCATGAGTTTGCTGACAATAGCACCGGCCAGAAAACCGCCGCCAGTACCCATTACGCTTCCTCCTCCTCAATCGTCCTTATCTGCCACTTGATCGAATCGAAGAGGTCCGAGACGTCATCCGCCGAGCCATTCACGGCAATCCGCACGTTTCCAACAAAGTCCCGCTGTTCTGCAAGCAATTTCACTCTGGCCTTCTTTAGCCAAAAGTAGAAATCCCGGATGTCGAGCGCGAGCAGCCTGTCGAATGAAAAGAGACCAGGGAACGCCTCCGCTATTAAAGCGCAGGAGTTTCCCCAGTCTCTGATCTGTTTTTTGCCGCTTCCGGTTCACCCTTCCCGCGGATCCGGTCGCTTATATGTTCAACCAGATCTCTAAGGTCCATGATGTCCATGGCGTCGACGAGTTCCTTTGGGACGTTCGTCATCATCACAACTTGGTCATACAGTGCCCCAAAGTTTCCGGCCCTGATTTCGGCCTCGAGACCTTGCGCCGATTCCCACGTGGCCCTGTTCAGGCGGACGACGCTGTATGTCTCGCCGTCGACTTTGAAGGTGATGGGCCGTTGAAGCGTACCCTTCGTCGCGATATCCATTATCTTCCCGCTCAAGGATTGACCCCGATCGTCCCGAACTCACCCTCGTTCCCGCTGTCAAGGCTGGGGAATACCAGGAACTTGACGCCGAACGTCCTCTGGCCGCTCCGGTCGTAGCCGATCGCGAACTCCCTGTACGGATGGGCGTGGTAGATGTGGAGCCACTCGGACTTCACGGTACTCACCTTCCCGTCCTTGAACAGTTTGATGACGATGGCCTTCGCGTTGACGTACATGTCCGTCCCGCACTTGTTTTTCAGCAGCAAGGCGGATCCGCTCAGGCTCGACCCGGGCATCACCGTTTCGAGCTGGTTAAGCGTGCTACGTGTCATCGGAACGACGAGCTCCATGACCGACCCGGAGAAAACCGCGTCGACGTACGCATCCCCGTAGGCCTCTTCGTAGACCTTCGAGATCGAGTCCTTCATCGAAAGCTCGACCTTCCCCAGGAAGGGGGCTAGATTGACTTCCGTCCCTCCGTAGTCCCATGTAACTTGGCAAGGACCAATGTCCCCTATCGGGAGCTTTGGCATTTTATGCCTCCTATTAAAATAAATTAAGGAATGGCTATGCCACTCCTGTCCATTGACATTTGAAGGTTAGGTAATGTAAAATAAATTCATGAGAAAAACTTATAAAAGGACAAAAGCAATAAAGGAAAAATTGCGTTAGGCCGCCCTCCGTGCCTATGAGAAAATGAGGATCGAGGGTCGCCCATACCCTATGACAGGAAGACATCATTCCCGGGCAGCAAGAAAGAAAATGTCTGAGGCGATACAGCATTATTTGGCTGCTCGTCGCAAAGCGGGACTTCCCCATTTTCTGGCCGGGAGAAAACGGCCTGAAGATCAAATCGAGAAACAACGCCAGACGATGAAAGGCCGTTATAAAGGCTCCGCAAACCCGGCCTGGAAAGGCGGACGGAAAATCAATCTCGGCTATTTTTATGTTCTTTGTCCTGGTCATCCAGAGGCTAATTCCCTCGGCTACGTCCGAGAGCACCGCCTTGTGATGGAGAAGAAACTTGGGCGTCTTCTCCGGCCCGGAGAAATTGTCCACCATATCAACGGGATTAAGACGGACAACCGGCCCGAAAATCTCAGCCTTTTTCCGAGTAATAAGGCGCACAGCGATTTTCACCAGATTTGTCCCCATTGCGGTAAGCGCCTTTAGCTCGCTTTTCATAGCCTTGTTATCCTGAAAATAAAATTCATGCTGAATGAAAATACGCCTTTCTCCTCCGGATTCTCCAAGGGATAGGGAGGGCTGACGCCATCAATCGTGTTCGCCAGATATTCCTCTCCCGACATGAGGACCGGCAATCGCCAGCCAGCTTGGCCATGCAGAAAATTGAATATCTCATACGCCATGGCCCGGGCCGTGAAGTAGCTCTCAGCCTTGACGAGGACTTGGATCTCCTTCTGCTGGTAGTCCGGCCAGTCCCCATCCGTAGCACTCGGCGTTCTCTCGAGTACCACCGCCAACCGGATCGGCGGCTCCGTCCCGCTGGGCCGCCTGGTAGGCAGATGGCCACTGAATAGATTGACACCCAGCACGAAAGATGTATGGTCCTCGATGAACTGCGTGATCTCCTCGAGCATCAGGATCCTCCCGCCGCCTTCGCTATCTCGTCCGCGACGTATTTCATGTACTTCTCCTTATTCCTGGCCAGCTTCGTGCTTAGGAACTTTGGTCCCGACCCTGCTAATGTCCAATTCACTTGTTTTTCGCCGTATTGTTCGCTGGGTACCCACTCATGAACTCGGGCAGCATAATCGGCATTGAATCCGGCCTCGACGCTTATATCGTCCGACGTGATATCAGGCGTTTCGATATGCTGAGTGCGTCTGAGATTTCCGGTTTTTTTCGGGACCGTAGGTTCTTCGCGCAGCGCATCCCTTATCACGAGCGCCCCCGCCCTGAAAAGAGCGTCGGCCGCGACCCTGGGAATGGTATTCTTCACGATCTCTGCGAACTTCATATCGAAATCCTTTGTATCTACCTCGAAACTCATCTGACCAGCGCCTCCTTGTGATGGATATGAATCTGATTCTGCGGAGTGCTCAACTCCGCAATGGGATGGTCTTTGCCGTCGAACCGGAGGTAACTCTGATTCGTAGCCACTGAATTAGCTTTCAAAAAGACCTTTGCATAGCAAAGGATTTCCTGACCGCCCGTCGTCCGCACGAGCCTGTTCATGTACTCGATCCGGCACTTCTCCGGCGTGAGGACAATCACTCCCGTAGGTTCGCCCCATTTATCGTACTCCGCATCCACAACAACGCAATGATTTATGAGGAGGGAATTATAGCTCATGCGTCACCACGATATAGAAGAACGGATTCTCCCGGATAATCTCATGCTTCCAGGCCTTGAATAATTTCTCCAGGCCCGCCGCATCATAGACTCGCAGGTGCCCGGGATCCGACACCTTTATCGTAGGGGTCGTGAACACGGCCTTCATCCTGGCCATCTCCACTACCGCCTTCGCAAACTCGGCGTCTGATTCGACGTGTTCCAGGACTTCGGAGCAAACGACCGAATCGAACCGCCCGGCGAGATTTGGCAACTCTTTGACTGTGTTAAGATAAATCCATCTCATGGACGGAAAAAGCCCCGCGGCCTTTACGATCGCCGGCTTTGAGAATTCCAAGCCCGACCAATCTCCTCCTCGGAAGCCGGCCATGATTTGTGTGGAATGACCGAAGGCACACCCTACATCGCAGAACGACAGGCCGGCGACCAATTCCGCGCACCTCTTGAGCCTCGCCTGATGCTTGGGCCATTTTAAGTGAGTCCACACTTCTCTAGGCGCCCAATGCTTTTCCAGGTAATCGGTCGCGTTCATCTTACCCTCTCGCTTATCCAGAGCTGACGTATTTCCCCGACTACCGGGAAATTCTTCGTCACCTTGAAGCTCTTCTTCGCCAAGGCCTCGGTGAGCCAGCCGTGAGTAGGCAGAGTTTGCGTTCCCGCCCTTGTCAGCCTTGCGCCTGGCCCAGGATCCAGCCTCAACTCGAGAATCAATAGCCGGCGCGCGACCGTTGCCATCGAATTAAGCGCCACCTCAAAATGATTCGCCGGAAAATAATGGGGAAGCCCAAGACAATGAACGATGTCAAAACTCTCCATGAACAGCGGCCCGGCAGCCAGCCAATCGGCCTGCCGAAATGAAACCCTATTCTCGAGCTTGAGCTGAGCCGCAGCCTTCTTCGCCAAGGCCGCCATGTCTGATCTCAGCTCGATTCCGAGCGCGTTTTTCGCCCCGGCCAGCACGGATCCCAAGCAGACGAACCCACAATGGCTTCCGATGTCCAGTACGCTTGCCCCGCAATAATCGACCGCCTCTTCGAGGTGACGCCACTTTTTATCCCTGCAGGCCGTGAGCCAGGCCAGGTCCTTTTTATCGCCTTTGACGTTGGCCTTGACCAGCGTCTCGAGTACCGTAAATAGGCTGGGATTGAAATGATGGCACCGAGCGTGGGCCTCGACCTGGACCGTACTCATGCCCCTTATCTTCGCAATATGCAGACGATGGGTCCCGTCCTCGAGCCTCCGGTGGACGCAACAATAATAAAGCGGCTTGAACTTCCCGCCATCAAAACCCTTGATGAGCTCTGCGATTCGGGCCTTCCAGGATGGCTTGTCCTTTCTCTGATTGATATAGCTCCACAGGAACGCCAAGGCCGGGCTATCTACCTCGACCTCGATGATCTGCCCTGGATTGAGGAAGGCTATATCTTTATTTTCAATGCTCATTGTCCCACTCTCGCCGCCCGACTTTGTTTCCAGACCTTCGCATAGAACGCCTCTCTCTCGTCCCGGGCACCTGGATTGTAATAGAGGCACCCAGGGCCGCTTGCGTCGGCCAAACTCACATAGTTTTTAGTCGGTACTATAATCTTTTTAACTTCCGGCCAAATACCGCATTGACAGAACAGGTCCTCGATGGCCGTACCGCACCCCTTCAAGTCGTACGCCAACAAGCTCCTGTCGCACATCGTACAAACGCCGACGAAGTCTACCTGAACCGGCCTGTCAATTTGCCTTGCCGAATAGCACACGGTGTTTTTATAATATGCCGCTCCGTTGAACGTCCTGCCGTGGACTCCATAAAATGCCGTTCCGTATATTTTCCACGTTGCCAGGAAATCATCGACCAGCCCGGCCTTCGGCATCACGTCGTCATCGGCCTTGAACACGAGCTCTCCGTTCGTCATCAGAGCCATAGCGTGACGTGCCTTGCTTCCGGGATCCGGGGAGAACCGGACATGCCTGACCCCATCCGGTGCCTTGAACGACGTTCCAGAACAATCGGCCAGCCACACTTCGTTTGCCTGGGCCAGCCAGCTCTTGAGGATCGGCCCGAGTGTCTCAAGCCTCCGGTAGCTCACTACAACCACACTAACGTCCATCCGCTGCTCCCTGGATTAGATGATTTTCAGGACGTCCCCTACCTGCGACTGACTGCATCTTTGCCACCACGAGATCCAGCCACATGTGGTCTTTCGTCTTGCTATAACAACGGGCGATGAAACTGAAATCGCCTCCGAATCTCTGCCGCCCAAATTCGTGGATATATTTCCTCCAGATGTCCGTCCTGATAGCAAAGCAAAACGAAGCTATTTCCGTATAGAGAGGAGCCCTGCCCCAGCGTTCCGGACGCGGCAACGTCCCGAACCCAGCCGTTATTCCCTTAAAAAAGACGATCTCCGGAGTCCGACCCTCTATCTTCTTTTTGAATATCTCCACAAACCGCGGCTCGATTAGCTGGTCGTCGTCGTCCAGGACCATGACGTACTGCGCGTCGATGGATTTGATTTTCATAAAAGACTGATTCGCCAATAGCCCTCCATATCCCGTCGGCGTCTTGTCGTCCCTGTGAATGATGTGGATGTAGTCCTCGTCCGTCTGGCTCTTGACCGACTCGATGCAGACCGCCAGCATCTTCGGCCGCTGCGGATGAACGCGGGTCACGAAGGCAATCGTTTTCATCGGTACTCCCACTGCTGTTCGATTTCCGGAAGGCCGCGCGCCGTCCGTATCGACCGCGTTCCTCGGGGAATGTGATGGATGTATTCTCTCAGCTCTCCCTTCCACGTGAACCCCTGGCCTGCCGAATGACCGAGGCCCACGAACTCTTTTAAAACCTTATTGGACAGCCCCTTCTTGTAGATATCGAGCATCGTCAGAAAACACGGGGCCCCATGATGCACGTAGCGGTGATACTTTTTATAATTGCCGATGTCTATCAGTTGGAAATAAGGATGAAGATAAGGCATCCAGCCTTCGCTAACATGATGGGAGTGAGCTCCATAATTGTAGCCATCGAACCCTGTCTTTTCGATATACCCGACGCCGAACGTGTCCGGCTCCATCATGGCCAGCATGGCCTCCACCGGGGATTTCAGCATTTCGATATCCGAATCGAATACCAAGGCGTACCTCGTCCTGACTTTATCAAGCCCCATGCACAAGCCCCGGCCGTGCCCTATGTTATATCCCAGCGAAATGACGGTCGTCTTGTAAGAGGCGAGGCTCTTTACATAGGCGGCGCATGGGTCGCCAGCGTCCGACCCGTCGATGATGATGATCGGCATGTCCGGATGGAACTTGCGAATCGAGTTATAGGCCCTCTCGATCAGCGCTTGCGAATTCCAGCACACTGAAACCCCTGTTATGGGAAGGACGTTGGGAAAATAGGATTTATAATTGTCCTCCGTCAGCTTCCCGTTCAGTATGTCCATGTAGACCCGGAAGTCTTTAGGCACCCACCGCTTGAGGATAGCCCTGTCTGAGCTGTCCACGGTTTTATAAAGCGTAGTCTTGTGACCCGCTCCGATCCCCGCGCGTCCGGGCAGCCCCTTCATCCCTAGATACAATGGCTTCTCCGTGTCGACGAAGAGATATCCAAGGCTCCCGGCTTTTTGCCATAACCGGGTGTCCAGGAATGGATTGCTACTCGCCTCGAGCAGCTCTTTAACTGTCGGGATGAACGAACTCTTGAACCCCGTTTCCGCAAGCGAAGCATGGGCCGTGTTCCCGATCTGCATGTAGCCGCCGGATACGATGTGATAATACTTGGCCCTCATGATTCCGACGACCCTATGCGCCTCCAACTGCCGGGACATTTCTTTGATGTAATCCGGGGCGTAATACTCATCGTCCTCGATGATCACAACATTATCGCCCTGGATTAAGGGGAGCACAGCCCTCAGATTCAGGGCGAGCGTATGCTTCGGATCCTCCGGCTGCGGTTCTCTCCGTACATATTGCATGCCCCATGAAGGGATCATCGGCACCTTCCCGTCGTCCACTACGAGCCATTGGTCGGGAGGCCTTGTTTGGTTTCTCATCCACTGCTGACAGAGAGCAAAGGCTAACGGCCTGTCCCCGGTCGGCGTGATAGCCGTGACCTTGGACCTGACCTTGGGCTTGGGCTTTTGGGGAGGCTTGGATAAACCGTACTTTTTTACATTGTCCCGAAACCGACTGAGGGCCATTAAACAACTCCTCCACCCAGGACCTCGTCTACGGTCTGAAATTCAAAACAGCGTAGTCCCGATCCTGGATTGAGATTGACGACTCTTGTCCCGGCCGCCTTGATCTTCGGCGCCCATTTCTCGAACGGACCCTTGTATTTGTCGAGCGTCTCCTGAGCCAGAGGCCTCGTATGCCCCTCGTGCCAGTGCGTCCCCGCGGGGCCGATCGTCATGTCGTAGCCGAGCAGGTAAATGGGATTTGCCCCTAACAGGAACGCCAGATTCAACGCTCCAAAGCCGCTGTTGTCGCCGTGCCCGCAGCCCTCTTCCATTTTGAACGAAAAATTCTTCATCCCGAAGTCGTGATTCTTGAGCACCCTGATTACAAAAATATCCTCCGGCAATTTGGCCGAATAGGTGAGGAGCCAGCACTTATACGCCGGCGTCTTTTCAAACTTCTCCTTTAACCCTGGGTATATCTCGTCGTACCTTCCGTTCAATATCCAATGCAAAAACCGGGTGTCCATCGCGAACGCTACCGTCGGGTCGAAATAGTAAAACGCGAGATTGATACCGATCGTTCGAAGCCCATCGAGCCTCTTCCAATCGAAGCCCTTCAAGCTCGGGCCTCCACCGACGATGAACGCCGGTCCGTCCGACCAGCATCCCGCCGGCAACACTTCGGAGATTTGACGGTTTGAGATCGTCGGCGATTTGAATAGAATGGGAGCCCGGCCCAGAACCCAGGGGATCTGTTCTTTCATTTCCGCCAAGCTCTCCATCATGGCGCCATAATGACGATCTTCTTCCGTCTGAACAGGGCGATGATATCATCCGCCTCTTTGATCCCCGTCTTGTATTTCGGCTGCCCGGGCACGGACCCGAGCGAATAGGAATAACTGCCGATACTCTCCGAGGCGAACGCATAGGATGTGTAGAGGGTAGGGTCGATCGACGCTTCTGCCAGGATCTTCGCGACCTTCTTAATCCAGGCCGGCACCGCCGCGGGACCGCACTTCCCTACGACCCTGATATTGTTATAGCCCCTGGGGAAAATCCCCGTCGCTGAAACCGTGCTAAGCAGGTAATCCAGCTCGGGATTTCCGACTCCGGCGCCGCTTGCCGAGAGGTCTATGAAAACGCTGTTCTCATCCCACGTCCACCAGGTCGCGTCCATCTCGATACCGCCCACGTACACGTGCGATACCTCTCTGATGTTCGACGTTAAGGGGAGGAACAGCCGATTTTTTCCGTTGCCGTTCAGCTTGATGTCGAAAGCCTTGTCGTAATAATGGACGCCCAGTGCCCTTTCCAGGATGGCCTCGGCCGTTTCGATGACCGCCTGCTTCTCCGCGTCCGATGTCCCCGTCTGCCAATTCGATATATCGGCCGAATTTACATAATGGCCTTGGTAGTTAGGCAATTCTTCCCTCCACATGGAAACGCTTGAGTTTTTCTATGAGGACGGCGAGATCCCTTAATTCAAGATTCCAAACAATCAATGTTTCATAACCCTGCAACTTGAAAAATTCTGTTCTCTTCTCCGCTTCTTCCTCATCATGATATCTGTCCCCGAATAACTCTATTATTTTCTTCGAGCCCTCAGTGCTGACGAAATCTGGATTTTTCCCATCGACCATAAAGGAGAAGTCTCCGGTGAACAGATACTTTCCTGGGAAAAGAATTTGCAATAGAGCATTGAGACCATTCTCTGATTTGTTCGGCCCTTTTTTTCTGCCCAAATGTTGTTTGGCCGCGTATTCGGCCGTTTTCCATAGAGCCTTTATCCGGTCACTATGGTCTGGGTTTTTCTTGCCGAACCGGGCTTTACTCATCGCATCGCATTGTGCCGGAGTTCTTTTAATCCCTTTGTGAGTAAGGTTCTGATGACCCAGCTTGAACTCTGTTCTAGGGCTTGTATGCCGCCCCTTTAGTGACTTACTTCGCGTTTCACTATACGGCATTTCTTAGGCCTCCGTTTATAAGAAGACGGCGAGAACCGCAGCTCAGCTTTAGTCCTCGCCGCCTCAATTCCACAAAATCGGGCCTCTAAGACCCGGGTCCCGACTTACTTAGCCGGTCCGCCTTACTCGACGTAGCGTTCAGCAACGCACTTGAAATAGTCGACGTAAAGGAATTTGCTGTCGGCCTCTCCGTTCCGGACACCGAAACAAATCCGGAGTTCCTCGTCCTGGGGGAACCCCGTCGTGACGACGCCCGTCGCAAGGCAAACCCGGTAATCGTCGAATACGAACCAGCGCAGGTTGCCGGCTCCGTCCCAGTGGAAGCCGATCCTGTACCAGGTAAAGGCCTCCAAGTTGACATCCGTGTCCGTGTCCGTAACCACCGCGTTGTCCTCGCAGGCGAAGATGAGGGAAGCGTTTCCGTCGTCCTTCCTAAAATAGACGCCATGATTTCCGCCCGCGGCATAGTAGCCAAGCGCATCGAGCAGCCCGGCGTAGAACTCGGACTCGTCCGTGTCGCTCAGCAGGAACCGCATCTCGAAATACATGGGGAAGGCGTCGTACAGGCGCCAGGTTTCATGATTCTGATACCTTTCGGCATAGGCGTCATCGGTCTGCGCTTGCGGTGAAAACAGCATAACCCCGTTCACCATGTCCGTCACTTCGACCGACCCGCCGGCTGCGGTATTCGTCCAGTCGTCGACTTCCTCATTATAGAAGTCGTCCTGGAGCCTGACGCAGCTCGAGATGTCGATGTAGCTTTTGAGCCAGTGCCACTTCTGGAAATTGATGTCGATGTTCAGCGGGAACACGTCCATCAAATAGTTCTCGCACACGTCTCCGCCCAAATCACTGTGTGGGAAATGTTCATTGTCCATAATGTTTCTCCTCTAGGGCCTTGATTAGATCCGCCCTCCTCATCCTCGAGAAGCCGCGAATCTTATATCTTACCGCGATACTTTTGAGTTGGGTGATTTTGAACGAGGACCAGTCGACTCCCGGCTTCGGTACTTTGGATGGTCCTTTGCAGACGACCTTCAACATGGGAAAAGCCTTGAGTTCCTCGATCGCCTTCTCGTTCTCTATCTCCCTCGTCTCCGTCGCGCCGATATAGACGTTGCCGATGCACGTCGGGAACGACCTCGTTTGACCGAAATTCGTAACCAACGCTATCATCGGCCCGTCTCCAAGCCCGTCTTTAGCACTCGTGCTCCAAGCACCGGATCAGAACAACCGCGTCCACGTTCTCCAGGGCGAAGTCGATCTTGAGCGAATAAAAGACGTACGTGCACTGGTCGGCCGGCTCACGCTTGGACTCGATCTTGATGTCCCGCTGGATGGCGATGATCAGATTGTTCTTCGGCGTGAACAGGCAATCCGTGTAGACGCCCGCTCCGATGACCCCGTCCTGCCCCGCACCCGGATCTCCCAGGTTTGTCGGCATGAGAGGAACGTCGATGATCCCCACCCGGCCGTACTGCGGCTGCATCGTCCCCTGCAGGACTGCGTCTCCGATGATCGTGCTTCTCTGGCTCAACGCGGCCAGGTAGTCCTGCGTCACAAGGTCCGAGTTTAGGAACGACATGTTGGCCAGCCCGCCGTTAGCCTTGTACTTGGACGGCATCGCTTTGATCGCTTTGTGGTATTTGAACTCCCAGCCATAAGGAGGGGCGGGATTTTGTTCGGCGATCAGTCCTGGGTATTTGAACTCGTTGCCCGTTTCTCCGCCCTCGCAGGCGTCCAGGAGATGCGCGGATCCCGAGACCTTGTTGAAATACTGCTGGCCCGCAGCGCTGTGGCTGATGATGTAGCGCCATCCGTCCCAAAGGCTTCTGATGTCGTCGGCGGCAAAGCCGTTAAGGCCGTGCCTGTCGCTCATGTACCCAGCCTCTTCGATCTCGATGGCGATCTTCTTCGTGATGATCCCCATGAGCTGGTTCTGGTACTGGTCAGGCGTGATTGCGGGCGGCAGATCCTCGAGGTCGTTGTCGAAGATGGCGACGCAGCCGCGCGCCTCTTTCGTCGAGAGTTGAATCTTGTTGTCGATCCACTGTTTTTTGTACTTGCTCTCGTCGAACTGCCCGGCCGGGTACAGGAACTTCCCGGACCCGAACCCGATAGCCCTCAGATTCTTCTGCGGCACGTTCATCCGCTCGATCCGGGCGTAGCCCTTCATGGCCGATTCGTCGACCATGTAGTCAATGAATCGGTCGGCCTCTTCCTCGGTCAGGGTGATCTGCGGAAGGGAGATGAGATTGTAACCCTTCTCAATCCTGTCCATCCGCAGCTTTTGCAAAAGTGATTTTGTCGTGTTCACGTTAGTCCTCCTTAACAACCTTCCCGACTATGCTCGGCCACAGGAGACGGCCGCCGGCCTTTTTGACTTCCTTCTCGTACTTGGGATCGGCGAACTTCGCGATCGGTTCGTCTCCCTCATCCCCTTCATCTCCCTCATCGGCATCGAGGCTCTTCTTGACCGCCTTCTTCGCCGGTACGGCCTTCGCGATCGCGGCCTTGATAAGCTCCTCAACGTCGGACTTTTTGAGGGCGGGTTCCTTCGCCTTCGCTTCGAGTTCCTCGAGCCGTTTCATCTTCTGGATGAAGACTTCGGCCGTAAGGCCCTCGGCGTACTTCTTGACTTCGTCTGCGGCCGCTGGGTCTTTCAGCAGCTCGTCCAGGATTGCCGTGGCTTTCTTTAGAGCCCCGGCCTCAGTGATGAGCTTTGCGACGATGTCTCGCAATCCCGTCAACTGCTCCTTCGTGAGTTTGCTGAGCCTGGCACCGGTCTTCTCGAGATTCATCTCTCCCTCGTCATCCGACTCGACGAGCGGATAATCGGTGGTGGAGAATTTGACCAGAGCCTTGACCGCGTCCTCGAACTCATCCGGCCAGGCGTCCCTGTTGCGCTTCAAAACCTCGAGCGCGCTGACGATTTCGACAGCCGTGTCTTCCGGCAGCTCGCCTACCTTTTTGATTTGCTCTTTGGACAGGTCGCCTCCCAGGAACTTCTTTATGGTGTCCAAGAATTTCATGCTTGTTCTCCTTTTTTTGAGGTAAAACCTCTTTTTATTTGCGGCAGCATCGACCAAGCTCACCTCGAGCACTTCCAAATCTTTTAATCGCGGCATACCACAAACCTCCACGAAAAAATTGACCTTTGGATTGGCCCCCTTGCGCGATTGCCGCTCGGCAGGTTCTCTTGGCACCTAGTGGAGCATGGAACCTATGGCGCCGAATCCGCTGACTGGATCGGCCCTGGCTCCATCTTACATCAGTCCAGGTACTATTCTCTTAATCCTATACGCCACTTTTTTTTGCTTGTCAAGTCCCAATGCCTAAAATTTTCGCTTGATATGCATTTGAGGCCACTTTTAAAAGGAAGATGATGAATATTGAGCGGCCAGATATATGCCCCTATTTAGGCCTAAGATCAACGCTGGCGTTTAGATCGAATTGCCGTGTATCTTGGCTATCTTCTTACAATAGATTATAAATTCTTGATCTGTCCTGGATCCCTTCGTCCAATTGCATGAATGGCAGATAATCCTAATGTTTTCAATATCGATTGTTTTCCCGTTATGAATACGGTCAAGTGATGGAGTATTGTTATATGTTCCCTTCCCTTTATACTCCCAATGCAGACCGTCTCCGCAATAGAAACAATGATCGGTTTTCCCTGCAAGTTCTATTAATTGGGCAGTCGTTAAGGTTCCTTTAATTCCCCGATATTTATGATGATAAAGAGTATCTCTAGCCCACATTTTTATATTAAACTTTATATCTTGTTTTCTTTCTTCAGTGATTTTTTTGCAACGTTCTCTCCCATATTCGGGATGTAATCGTCGCCATTCTTTGTTAAGGTATTTAATCTTTTCTTTATTTTCTAGACAATATTTTTTCCTATATTCCTTCATTTCTTCGGAATGTGCACGATGCCATGCATTTGCACGATCCGGATGAGCCTTATTAAAAGCGGATTGTCTTGCTAATATACGTTCTTTGTTTTTTAAATAATATTTATGTTGATAGGCTTTCCCATCCATAGAAATATTATATAGCAAATCCATGGAACATAAAAGCGTTTTGCCGGGATAGATTTAGGAGGAGATTAGCCTTGATTATTCTTGGAACTGATTATGGGTCTTTCGGTATTTTCAATCTCCGTCCACTCGATTTCACCGCCCTTACAATGAAGGCCCTCTGCAACAGCATGATAGAGATGACCATCGCCGACAAGTGCCTCGCCTGCCTCTTGGAGTTGTTCGACATATTCTTCCACAATGACTAAAAATTGTTTATCCGTCACCTGGCCATGTGCCCATTCCGCGAATTTCTGTTCGAACCAAATGAGCCCACCTGGGATTGCCGGTTGACCAAGTACCTTCCTAATAAGGACATTTTCGATCTGCCGTAGAGCATTCCGCAACCACCACGGTATTCGGTATCTCCGGATCCCTTTCTTCTTTGCTAGTTGTTCATTCGTCTTCATATTTATCTCCAAACAAAATAAAAAAAGTATCTTTGTTATGCTCTCCTAGCGAAGCCTCCCATACTCAGTCCGGTAATCGCGCCAGCTTCAATTTCCGCCCAAACTCCCGCGTCCGTGATCTTTATCATCATCCACCAAGCGCCGGCTTTGATCATACCGTCGCCCTTCTTTGTGTCATGCTCCGGCTGGAAACATTCGAGGATGGGAAACATATGGGCCGTGCCCTTGTGCATGATCTTGATACGGCTCGGCTGTTCGGCATACTTCATCATGAACCCGTACATCGTCTTCTGGATCTCGGCCGCGTCCGTCCAGTCACCCTGGGTATCGACTGCGTTCGGCTCATAGACGATCCCGCCCACGATCTGCTGCGCTGCGTCCTTCTTCAGGATCTTGAAGATAGCCTCAGACTCGCCATCATCGATCGCCTTCTTTTCTTCCTTGGCTGGCTCGAATGATATAAATTTGATTTTATTGTCCTTCAGCCATTTTCTCGCCTCGGCCTCGGTCCAGTCCTTGATAGGAAAGCGCAGCGCCTGCGGGATGGCAGCCTTCGGCGGGCCGTTTTTCGGATGACCCCAGATGATATCAATAGAGGCGGGAACGACAATCGCCCCTCCATATATTTTTCCGCCCTTGGTTCTGCCGAACCTGTCGAATTTTCCGGGGTCGCTCAATCTCGCCGCGTGCTCGTTGGGATAGGGCTTTTCTATAACTTCCAAATCGGCCTTGTCCAGGGCAAGCCCCCAGGTCCCGGCGTCGTATCTTGCCGGGGACTTTTTCCAGCCCTTGCAGATTCCGCCCACCGGCTCATCGTTGCCGCACTTTAGGCACCGCGGGCTTCCCCAAGAAGTTGTCCACTTCGCCGGCTGGAATTTGTGTGACTTTTGCGCGTCGGCCTTCATGGAATTTTCAAATATTAGAGCCGTTTCATCGTCGTATGATTTTTGGTCCTCGGGACTGAGGCTTGTTTTGAAACCCGGCATTGGACCCGCCTTGTTGATGAACCTTTCGATACTGGATTCAACACCGATAGGCATGAACCTCTTTTCCATCTCGGTCCGGAGCATCATGTATTTGGCCATAAACTCCGGCCACTCCGCAATTTCCGAGAACTTTTTGTTGCCGTGATATTGATTGAATAGTTGGATGAACTTGAACCGACACTCTTTCAATTCTTCTGGAGTCGCCTTCGTCAAAAGCTCTTCATTAATTTTTTCGATTCTCATGTGACCCTCCCATTCCTGGCCTCGATGGCCTCGTATATCCGATTATGATCCTCTCTGTTTTCTTTTCTCAATCCGGCGATTTCTTCGGCGGCGTGCTCTACCTCAGCCTCGACCCTTGCTATCTTCTCGCCATGAATTACCACCTTGTCCGACAGGACATTCACCCGATCGGTTTGTATCCCGATCTCCTCCGTGTGTTTATCCACCCTCTCCTTCGTCCCGTTGTCGCTGGAGTTTCCCCCCTTGTTTTTTCTCATGTAATAAAGGACCGTCAATAAGGCCCCTATGTTTCCCAGCCCGACGAAGATGTTCCCCATCGTCATTAGTTCAGTTGCCATGGTTATCCCCCTTCAAATGAAAATCCGCACCCTTGGAAAATGACTTCTTCGGGTGTAGTCGGATAGATTTTGCAAATCTTTTCCTTTTTATCATGAATGAGGCAGACCGCCTTTTTTGTTTCGATGTCGTAAACCAGCGCCTCGCACGGAAAACCGTCGCCCTTCTCTTCGGGTATGACGCGGACCTTTTCGAGTTTCAAGGTCGTCCAATCATACTCGTCCGGGAGTAGTTTCTTAGCGCTATAGCAAAAACGCCAGGCCTCTAGGCAGCATTGACCACAGCGCTTACAATGGCCGATCCTCTTTGGGGTGCTCATTCCGTCTTCGTCCCATACGCCCACCGGATAATAGGAAATCTTAACCAAATTTCCTTATAAATATGAGGCCATCTCATCCAAATCAATAAGCAGAAATATCGTTCTTCCTCGTCTTCCATTTGCATCCAGAAGATGTTGAAGATAAATTGCCACAAAAGGACAATCCCAAAAATGTCTCCCGTTCGCGTTCTGCTTATTCCTATTACTTTCGGTTTTGTTATCATCTTCCCGGCCTCCTCGTATGGCCTTCCCTATAATGACACACCTTGTCCGGACACTTCCAGATCGTCAGCCATCCGTTCTTCTTCCAGGAACAACAGGCCCAGGTTACTTTCATCATCTTCCCGCACCTCGGACACGACTTCGGCTTATTGTCCGTGATCTCATTCACTTGACTCCTCGCCTATCGCCATCGCCCAGCAACATTCGCACCGGGGATGCGCCGGAATCTCCCCCTCTGCCTCATCCACGTCGTAGACCCTCCCATCATTCGGAAGGCAGATCTCCTCGCAGGCCGTAGGATCCGCGACCCATTCAAGTTTCTCGATGCCGTGCTCCTTGTACGACAACCTCGTTCCTTCACTCAATGCCTCGGCCGTCTCAGTCCGGGCGATCGTCATGGCCCGGTCGGTCTGCATATGCTGGGCGAGCCGCTCGATCTTGCTCATGATCTCGCCCTCGTCCATCCCGCTTTCCAAAAGGTCGCTGTAATATTTGCCGAGGCTCTCGCCCTGTTTTCCGCTAACCCCGACGATCGTCCTTAGTTCCCTACCCAGCGTCCCAAGATCCCGCCCTGATACAATGCCCGAGGAGATGTATCCCCTGATTCCGTACCTCGTCTCCTCGGTGATCCCCTTCACGAGTTCCCCCGCGTGCTTTCCTGCCCACTTAGCCGAGCGCTCGGTCATTTCCCCTATGCTTCCTCCGCCAGCCTTGAAGCGTACGCTCTTGTACCCAAGACTGTGGGCTTCCATGAGTGCAGGGAAGAAAATATCCTCACCCATCTTCTCCAAGGCCTTCCAATCGGCCAGCTTGTCCGCTATCTCTGCCGGACTGCCCTTCGGGAGTCCCCTGGCCAGCCTCGCCAGGACGGCCTTCCTGACCTTGTCCTTCCATAAGACTGCTGCCCTGGCCATGTTCTTTTGAGCCTTGACCCTCAAGACTTTGTAGGCCCGGGGGATCCCCGCCCTTCTCGCCTTGTGAATCTGGGCGAGCTCCCGCCTCACCGCAGCCAACTCGTGAATATGCCGCGGCTCGAAGGATATGGAAAGGGACAGTTCTTCGCTCAATTATGACGGCCTCCGCCTGGGATCCTCGTTACCGGCTGAATCATCCGGCGCCCTTGAGCATCCCTGGGATCCTCTCTCTGTTTCTTGATCTCGGCCATGGATGCCTCGAGTTCCTCGGTCGTTATCTCTTTGATGAAAACGACGTTGTCTGCCCGGACCATCTTCTTGCCTCCGCTGGCTGAGATGATTTCAACGATCCTGCTCGGCTTGCCGAACTTCTTCTTGAGTTCCTCCGCGTCGTATTCGTCCCTCGTCAGGATCGTCATCGCCGGCACTCCCAAATAAATAATCAGTGGCATAGGTCACTCTCCTTCTTCGATTTTATCTCTTGCCTCGGCCGCGGCCATCCGCGCTGCCTCCGCACTTGCTCGTCCCTTCTTCGCCTCGTCCAGAATCTTGTCTACCCTGGCTGCCAGTTCCTCGACCTGGGCGTCCCGGCCCTGGGTCATCCCTCCCACGCCGGCGTCGGACAAAGGCACATAGGCCGTGGAGATGTAGTACCTTTCCGCGTCTTCATCTTCGGGCGCCTCGACGTCCACCTCGTCCGCAATCTGCTTCCTGTTCATGACTCCGACTCCGAAGAGTTGAACGCACCTGTTCGCGATTGCGTTGATATCCCGCAGGTCGACGTCGCCCCACCAAAATTCGAACTTATCATTTTCGAGTCCCTTCTCGATAACCAAGGACGTGATGATCCTGGCCGTCACGAGCTTGAGCGGATTGACGCTGCTTTCGATGTAGACCCTCGTCGCTTCGGACGCTATATTCCCGCCCAGGCTGCCTTGCCTTGCAATGCCGATCCGATAGGGAGGCATCTTGAACGGGACCAGGACCTCGTCGATCAGCGATGCGTGATAGAGTTTGAAGTGGCCCTCTTTGATCTCGGTAACCAGGGGCTCCCACGTCACCTTGCCGCCTTCGGGAGGATTGACGACGATCGTCTTGTGGGCGTTCGCGCTGCCCTTGATATCGACGTCGATGAAGTCCGAAATGAGTTTGACGTTCTCCTCGTACCAGTCTCCCTCGACGATGACCATGGCCGCCGGCACCCCGTAGTTCTCGAAGAAGGCGAGGTTGTAATCCCTCGCCCCGATCATGGCCCTGACGCTTCCGACCGCCGGCAGGATGGGCGGCTGGCCATAGAACGAACTCTGGGGATAATAGTTGACGAAGAAGATCAACTCGTTCGCTCTCTTATCTTCGGGCACGTTCTTCTCATCGCCCGTGTCCTGGTGGACGTCACCCTCGTATCCGAACTTCTTGAACCACTTCTTGTCTATGCCCCGAATCTGGCAATATTTGTTGCGGTCTTTATGCACTCGTATCATGTGGGCGTGAACGTGGAATAGAGCGTCGATCTTGCCGTCCTGCCCGCGGGATACCTCGATGCCCATTTGGCCAACGGACTCGAAGTCTATGATCGCCCTCTTCCAGATCTCTTCGAACGTTTCGACGTCGTCATTCGGATTCCTGAAAAAATGAGACAGCCGCTTGAGCTCTGCGTCGTTTGGCCCAGGTGCTTTCGATGCCGCGGGAGCAGCCTCTACTTCGCCCTCCCCTGGAGTTGCCTCTGCTTCCTCCTCGGGCGCCGCTTCTACGTCCTCCTCCTCTTTCTCGGTGATGTCGTACCCCTGCCCCGTGACGTCCGTCGCGATCTGGCGGACACAAGCGTCGAAGTAGGAGCAGTTGTCCATGAGGAGCAGAATCGAAAGCATGTCGAACGGCGGGGGAGCCAGGTTGTTTTCGGTAAGATATAACTGCTCGATCGCGAGCTGCTTGCTCTTCTTGTTCGCGGCCTTCGTCTCTTTCTTGATCTCCGCCTTTCTTAACTGCTCCCAGGGGAATAGACCCCGGCTTGTGTAGACGTACCGGAATACTTTGCCCTTCCGCTTAACGGGAGGAGATGAAGACTCTTTGTTTTCGCTGCCCATGATTCCCTCCAGCCTTAACTTCGGACTCATTCACTACTGACCCTTCCGCCGGCCTTGGTTGGTCCGCCGGCACTTCTTTCTCCGGAACCTTCATGCCGCCGTGGATAACTTTTCCTCCGCGTCTCACCGGACCGAGTTTCCACATTACCCAGTAACGAGTTTCATCGAGGCTATGGTCTTTTTCCTTGACCGGCTTCCCTTTCCGCTCGAGATAATTATTCACTTCCATGAGCCAATATTGACAACGTCGATTAACCCGGAATTTGGGCGGCCCCAGGACTGGGCGGAGGGCATTGCGGACGGCCCCGATGCCGATCTCAATATCATTATTCGCAGCATATAATTTTATTCCGGCCGCCGCCCATTCCTTTATCAGATCTGGACGGCTTGGATCGGCTACCCCCTCAGAAACATTCGGCCACCATGGCCGACTCCGGGCCTCCTCGATCAATCTTGTGTTCGTTGTGTTCGCGATATATATCTCATCGACCCTGATCCATCCGAGCGGCGTGAATTTCTGCCAGACGCCAAGCGAGAAAGGATTCGTCCCGCCCCAGTCGATCGAGATCACGGCCGGTAGATCGGGGCTGAAATCAGGCAGATCGAGCGGCGAATGGATGGCTTCATCGAACTGTTCGCCATAAACGAGATCGGATCGCCCTACTTTATTGCAAAACCAATCGGTCTGAAGACTCATGAGCGACAGGTCCCTGAGTTTGCTTACGAAGTCGTGGATGGCATAATGGCCCTCGGCATTCTTCATCTGCAGGCCCGGACAGAAAGGTGTCAATTTGCATGTAGAACATGAGTAGTCCCGGCAACTTTCCGATGTCTCGAAAATACACCAATGATATATGGGGATCCCATGCTCCTTCGCGTTGGCCAGGGCCAAGTCCATCGCCCCGCCCACGCGGTGATTCGTGGATAGCCTTCCCAGGGAGCTTATGTGGCCATGTTTGCTCTGAGGCTGGGAAAGCGCCGCTATATAAACATCCTCCGGCATTTCGTCAACCTCATCCATGATCAACTGGACCGGATGAGGACCGCGGGCCGAGCGAGTCGAGGCGGTGAGGACCGACACGCGGCTCTTATTTTTCCATTCCGTCAGCCTCCGCATGGGCTCGCCTGTGAGCCAGTCGTCCCGGAGCCCCGTCGAATCCCAGAAATCGCCCATTGCCTTATAGACCTTTTCGCTCTGCTCGAACGAACCGCCGAGGATCGTCGTGTCATAGTCCGGGAGGAATCCACTTTTCACCCAGGTCACGAGCGCCGCTAGATAGCTCTTCCCGCCGGACCGGTTGGCCCAGACCACATAATCATGGACCCGGCCGAGAAGGATATCCGTCACGAAATCCAGCGGGGCGCGGTGGTTGGGATTGCCGCAGTTAACGCGGCTGCTGATGCGCGGGCCGCGCAGCCATTCTATAAGCGCCAAGACATCCGCCGCGGATTTTAGGCCATTACGCCTCAGGCCCTCGATCATCACCTTCTGAATCTTCCGGCTGTATGGGAAGCTCCAGAAGGCGTCGATGTCCGTCCCCGTTTCCATTGCGGAGGATGGCGACGAATTCCTTGACGCCTGTGATTCCATATTCATCCAAGAACTCCTTCAATTCCTGCATCGGGCCGATCTCCTCGATTATCGGTTGGCTGATTTTTCCCTCCGTCCTTTCGGCTATAAAGTTGACGGCCCAGGCCTCCCCGGCGATTGCGGCCCGCCATACGGATTTGATCAGCCACAACACCCTTTTCAGGTGCAGTGTCTTCTCCCCTATTTTGCCGGTTTCCATCTCCTCGCCTTCGGTAATCAGAAGGTCGCGGAGCGTCCTATTAAAAGTGAGAACTTTGTGACTGATCTGTCCGTTACGATTGATGCGAGGATCGCCCTTTTTGAAAGAGCCTGCTGTCGGAGGACGTTGAGCTGTATTACTGTCTATTTTCTCATTCATCACATTTCTTTATCATTTTGGGGACTTCATTTTTATCGACATAATCCACGTATCGCTTTATTGGATTTCATTTTATATGTTCACTTGACAGGAAATTCGCGGCGATTTATATTTTAAGTGCAAATAAAGAAAGGAGTTAAGATGATTATCTATTGCAGTTCGTGTCTTCTCGGGAAGCAATGCCTCTGGCATGGTAATATTCTTAAATTCTCGGCAGGGGGAATCGCGATGATTGCTGCGGCTGGCCATATCTTCATCGATTCCTGCCCCGAGATACTTGGCGGTTTGTCTTGTCCTCGCCCCCCTTCTTATCGCAGGCCTAATCGCCCGGGCCTGCTCATCGCGGCCGGCAAGGACGTCACGCCGGCGTTCGAACTCGGGGCAAGGCGGGCGCTGGCATTTCTGCGCGAAGCGCGGCCGCGTCCAGAGCTCGCCCTCCTGTTGGCCAAAAGTCCCTCCTGCGATCCCGGCTTCGGGATATTTGGCCGCGAAGCGGCAAAATTTATCCACGCGATCGCCTGCAATCGCAAGGATGGCCTCTGGCTCGAGCAGGCCTTGAAATTCTTGCATATCCTTCCACCTCAACGATATTTATTCCAATAGTTATAAAAATAATCAATATTATTATCACCTGAATGGCGAGGAAATTTCAAGGTCATTGCCAAGATGCGCATTTCTTCCCAAAGCATTGGATAACATGTTTGGAGCGCTTCCCACTGAGGACTGGATTTACTTTTTCCTTGAAATGGACACATCCAACAAGCTGTTCTCTTAAATCCCCGAACATAACCAGGCCAAAGCAATCCCTCTGCTTTTTTTAATAATTCCTCATACTCATCCTTTGATGTTTTGAAATAGGGGGAATAACTTAATCCCTTCGAGGATAAATGTACCGATGATCTTCGGGTACGACTTATAATTTGATCGGGTCGCCCTCCCCTTATTTTCAAAACCTTGACCGGGTCCGTATTATCTATCGTCTTCTCTATAACATCGTTTATGAACATATGTTGGCAATCTCGATATATGGGGTCTGGCCATTTCCCTTTCTGAATATAATGCGCTATGATATTTTCTGTCGCATGTAGTATACGGAGATTGAATCCTTGTGCCTTCGCCAGACGCAAAATATACGCTATTAAATCTGGAAATTCGGCCCCCGTTTCAACAAATAAAGCCTCAAATGATTTCCCAATAATTTCACAAGCTTTTTTAGTCCAATATAAGGCGAGAAGAGAATCTTTGCCGCCACTGAATTCAACAAAAATATATTCAAAATTCGCCAACCAGATAAGCTTATCTTCGGGTATTTGCGGAAGATCCGGAAGTTTAATTAAATTATCCAATTGATTTCCACCTGGTCCATATTGTTCAATTATATTTTTTAAATTTACCGCCTTTCCTAGATCGATCTTATAATCTTCAAGATTAATTTCTTCAAAATGCGGATATACCAGTTCGGCCAATTTATCCTCGAGATATTCCCCCGCCCGATCATTGTCCGAGAGCGCGTATTTTATCTTTTCCGCTTTCGTCTCAGCCCTGACGACTGATATTTCAACATCTTTATGGCCAAGTTCCAGAAGTGCCCTTATCCTCATATTCCCGCCGAGCGTTATGAATCCGCCGTTCTCCTCAACGCAGATGAGCGGCTTATAAATTCCGAGGTCCTGGATCTGCCGCTTCAGACGCCCAAAGTCGGCGGTCTTGATATTTCTGGGATTTTCCGCCCATGGCTTGACGAACTCAATTGAGACTTTCCGGATGTCCATTCCCATCTTGGGCCTCTTCCCGGCTTCAATAATGGGACAGAATGAGGATGGCTGTCAAGAAAAAAGTTATTTTATTGAATCAGATTATATTTATTGGCCACCAATTTTGGCCTAGCCCATTAGCATTGAAACCGCCGCTATTCCTCGCTCATCCTCTTCTCATAGCAGTCCGGCCCGCAGAATATTCTGTGATTCGGATGGATGTATCTGATACCTGGATGGATAATCCCGCAAATCGGGCACTGCACGGCTATCCCCGATTCCAACGCCTCTCTGACGGACATTCTGTTGATTTTTTTCATTAAATCGTTATACCGTTTGTCATGTGTCATTTTCCTTGAATTTTCGCTAGCTTTTATTCGCACATCCGGGGCATAGATGCGACCAATCTCCGACATCATCCTTGGATATCTTCCAGCCGATCATTTTTGCGTCGGCTATAAAATCCTTGAAATAAGTTCGGTCAAAAAATTCGGATATTCCGCAGTCGTCACATTCCATATCAAAGCCGGAAATTCCGCCTTCCCTGGCCCAATCAGTTATCATTTTCCTCTATGGTCTAAGCTTATGCATGTGTTCATGCTCCGTAGCTATCGGTTCGCTATTTATTTCTCGGGTATCTTCCTGTACTTTTTGAGCTCGAGTTCCAACTCGGCGACTTTGCTCCACGCCCAAATCGCCTTGAGGATGAAAGCCTTGGTCACAATCGTATACTCGCCGGCCGGATCCGCGTCGGCAGCCCAGGCCAGGACGCCCGCTGTGATCGACCCTATGACCTTCTCCTCCCCGACCGGCACGTAAATATTGGGGGGAGGGATCTTACCGCAAGCCGTGAAGTAGCTTAGCGATAATACGATTGAGAGCGTCAAAATCATTGCTCTCCATGGCTTTGAGCGCATCTTGTTCATCTTTGTTCCTTTCCTTTTGAATTTCGTCGATTTTCTCATTGATCTTCTCCAACTCTGTCTTTAACAGATGAGGCAATAATTGGAGAACCAGCTCTAGAATTCCTCCGATCACTTCTCCCGGCATGTTAGTCCTTGAATAATCCGGATTTCTCCGCTTCTGTCAAAACCGATAAGACGTGTTCGTATACGCGATTATAAGCGGCAGTCTCCAACTTCGGAAGTTCCGGCGGTCTAATGCTCGACCAAAAAATAAGCATGATTTTTTCGGTCAACATACCCGCTTTTGTTTTTGGTGTTTCCATGTTATTCCTCCTAAAATCTAAATTTAACAAAATCTCCGCGCCTCCTCGGGGAATCGTCGGGAAAACTGATGAAGGTGAGTTTGTAGAGACCGTTCTCTGATTCTAATCCGACCGGGTACGCTCGGTAAACTGTTAGCCACGTTTTTTTTGCCGATACAATTCCTCCGGCCGCCCGTTTCAAAATGAGTTTCTTGGATTCGGCATACACCGATGCCGGCTTCATCCTGGCCTTTATGAGCTTACGGAGCACGACTCTCAAGCCCGAGTTGCCCTCAAAAGTGCATTGGAATTTGAGAACCGATGTGTAAAGCCCCGCGTTCTTTTGAACTGCCATACAGTCTTTTGCCAAGCCGAGCTCCTTCTTGTCCCACACTACCTTGCATGGACCCAGGTCTGATACGTAATTCGGGCTCACCTCACCGCCCCTTCATCCCCGCTCCCCGGTTTCCCGATGGCCACGTCCATGACCCATTCTTGCACCTTTGCTGCAAGTTTGTGTGACATGATGAATTCCTAGTTTTTATTTAATAAAACCCGCCTTACAAATTCTGCCATGACGGTGCCCACA